GACGACTTCTATCTCGCAACGGCAGCAGATATTGTTGCTGATCCTTCTGCACCAAACGCTTTCGTGGAAGGTATCATGGAAGGTAAAGAGTGGGTTTGGAATAACGGAGCGTTGTTGGAAGCGGAAATGGTAGAAATGAAAAGAGAATTTGACGTAAAGGAACGTCAAAGGAACGCAAATCGCGAAGCTTTAGCATTTGCTAAATTTCTTAAAAGACTTTAATCTTATAAATAATAATTAACGATAAGGAGACACCCTATGTCAGAACTAGAACAAACAATTGAAGAGCTGGAAGCGGAAGTGCTTGCAGAACTAGAAGAGGCGTCTAAACAGCCTACTGATGGTGCTGCTCCTGCTGAAGGCAAGAAGGGTCTTGGTAACGAGACTCCCGGCGGCGAAGTCGAAGACGGCGGTGAAGCCGTTGTTGAACCTGATGCAACAAAATCCCCAACGGATGTTGCTGCAAAGAAGGTTAAGAAAGATACATCTGCACCAACCAAGGGTGCAAAATCAGAACCCAAGGTAAAGCAGGGTTCTTCTGGTGAAGCAACACCCGGCGAGTCGCAGAAACTTGCTGCTGGTGATTTTGTTGAACCCGCAGAAGGTCAGGAGGTTGTTAAAGAAGCCCGCATGACCAAAGAAATGTATAAAGAAAAAATGACAAATATGATGGCCGGTATGAAAGCCGTCGATCTGAAAGCCATGTATAACAGCATGATGAAACCTGCTGAAGACATGGAAATGGACGAGGAAGCTCTGTCAGAACTCAAGAAACTTGAGGATGCCAAGGCTGAGATCGAAGAGAAGATCAAGTCCATCAATGTCAAGGAAGACGTTGACGCCCTCGTAGAAGGCGAAGACCTCTCCGAAGAGTTCAAGGACAAGGCAGCGACAATCTTTGAAGCTGCTGTTAAATCGAAGACTCGCGAAGAAATTACTCGTATTCACGAAGGAATGACTGGCGAGTTTGAAGAAAAACTGGAAGAGTCGGTTGAAGCTCTTACAGAAAAAGTAGATACTTATCTCAACTACGTTGTAGAGGAATGGACAAAAGAGAACGAGTTGGCAATTGAGCGCGGTTTGAAGGGCGAAATTGCAGAAGACTTTATCTCTGGACTGAAACAGTTGTTTGAAGATCATTATATTGACGTGCCTGATGAGAAATATGACGTTCTCGAAGCACAGTCTGAGAAAATTGCTGAACTAGAAGAAAAGGTTAACAGTGTGATGGAGCAGAATATCTCTCTTACAACTGTTAAGTCTGGTCTAGTTCGGGAACAGGTCGTATCTGAAGCTTGCGAAGATTTGACCGATACTGAAATTGAAAAGTTCAAGTCTCTTACAGAAGATGTTGACTTTGCTGACGAAGAGTCCTTCAAAGCAAAACTTGACACCTTGAAGGAAAGTTATTTCCCAAAGACGATTGTTGAACAAAGTTTTGATGATGAAGACGGTGGCACCGCACAGGACATTGATACGACTGAAGCTATGAGCGCTTACATGTCGGCAATTAGTCGTAACAAAGCACGTGCCCAATAATATTATTAACGGATGTAATTACAAAGGAGAAACAAATGTTTCAGACAGAACATCTACAAGAAAAGTGGCAGCCAGTCCTAGAACACCCCGATCTACCACGGATCGAGGATTCTTACAAGCGGGCCGTTACCACTCTCATCCTAGAAAACCAAGAAAAAGCACTGCGTGAAGATCGTGGTTTCCTTTCAGAAACAGCACCAACCAACAGCACTGGTGGTTCGATTGACAATTGGGATCCAATTCTAATTTCGCTCGTTCGCCGTGCGATGCCTAACCTTATCGCGTATGACGTTTGCGGTGTGCAGCCAATGACAGGTCCAACTGGACTTATCTTTGCGATGCGTTCCTCGCTTCAGTCTTCCGATGGTGCAGAAGCTCTCGTTGACGAGTCCCTTCCGGGCGCACAGGGTCGTTCAAACCAGAACGCTGCCGGTACAATCGGTGGTGGCGACGTTGGTTCTACAGAAACTAACCCTGCTGTTCTTAATGACAGCCCTGCCGGTACTTACACAAGTGCCACAGGTATGACGACTGCTCAGTCAGAAGCTCTTGGTGATAGCGGTACGAACGCTTTCGCTGAAATGGCCTTCTCCATTGAGAAGTCAACGGTTACTGCGGTTTCCCGTGCGCTCAAAGCTGAGTACACAATGGAACTCGCACAGGACTTGAAAGCTATTCATGGTCTTGACGCCGAAACAGAACTCAGCAACATTCTGTCCACAGAAATCCTTGCTGAAATCAACCGTGAAGTTGTTCGTTCGCTGTATGTTACGGCGGTTGCGGGTGCTCAGGTTAACACAACTAACGCTGGTATCTTTGATCTGGACACCGACTCGAATGGTCGTTGGTCAGTTGAGAAGTTCAAGGGTCTGATGTTCCAGATCGAGCGTGATGCTAATGCGATTGGTCAGCAGACTCGTCGCGGCAAAGGTAACATGCTGATCGTTTCGGCTGACGTTGCTTCTGCTCTTCAGATGGCTGGTGTTCTTGATTACACGCCTGCTCTGAACAACAACCTGTCGGTTGACGACACATCCACCACATTCGCTGGTGTGATGAATGGTCGTTTCAAGGTCTATGTTGATCCGTATTCTGCAAACGTCGCTGCTTCTCAGTACTACGTCTGTGGTTACAAGGGCACATCGCCTTACGATGCTGGTTTCTTCTACTGCCCATACGTTCCGCTTCAGATGGTTCGTGCGGTTGGTGAGAACTCCTTCCAGCCCAAGATTGGTTTCAAGACCCGTTATGGTCTTGCTGCTAACCCATTCGCTGGTGCGGGTGCGGTTGCTGCTGGTGACACGGTTAACACCAATGCTTCACTGGATGCGAACACCAATGCTTGGTATCGTCGCGTTAAAGTCTCTAACCTTATGTAAAATAAGGGGTCTAACAGACTTTGGGGAGGGCTTCGGCTCTCCCCTTTTTTTGTTGACAATACAATGAAACCACTCTATACTATAAATATAATATAAAGGAGTGATAATATGGCCTTTAGACTAGGTGTAAACGAATCAATAATTGCCTGTCCCCAAGCAATCAAGTCAGAATTTCGAGGTATAACCAAAGGAATGGAAACAGAAGTTTTCTTTGGAGACGATAACTGGCGTGGCAGCCAATCTAAGCAATTTGTATGTAAGATTTCAAAGGGAAATTTTGAAATTGCTTTTAAAACAATTCCTAGTGTGACTTCAGATTACGAATCAAAAACAGGTGGAAGAAGAATTATAAATTTTATATTAGGAAATTATAAAATTCAATTTCAAGAAAGTTCAAAACGATCCGGCGCACCAGATGGTGGAACCACACAACAACAAGAACTAGCATCATTGTGGATGATTGAACAGGCGCTTGGTTCAGCTAATCGTATCTATAAAGATATTACAGATTTAAAGGGTGATAAGGCTGGGTTTGCTGAGTTAGTTAAACTTTATCCAGACCTAGAAACTAACACAAAGTGGATTAATGGACTGATTGCTCAACAAAAGACTGTTGGTGATCGACTTAAAAAAGGACACTATACTGTTTTTAATAGAGATGGTGGGTTCATGGACTTTATTGCTAAGATTGTAAAAGACAAGTTTGGTATTACAAAGAAGGATAGTTGGAATCCAGCAGATGTGTGGGTTATCAAAGACCAAAAAAAAGTAGAAAAACAGATTAAAGAAGCTGTTGATGGTAGATATTCATCTATACAAGAATTAAATGCTGTGATGCGTCTTCAGTGGGAGGATAAACAGTTGAAGGGCATATCACTTAAAGCAATTAGTGGTAAAGATGCTAAGTGGGAAGAAGTAAATATTACTAAGGCGCTGTTTACTGAAACAAACAAGCCGCCGGTATTTGAACTGAAAGAGGCAATGATTAAACTCGACCTAAAACCAACAAAAGTATTTCAGTCACAAGACACAATTATTCGCATCAAAGAGGGTAATGTAGAGTATAAGTTTCAGATTAAGATGAACTCCCGTGGGTTCAGCAACCTAAAGTTTGAACCAACACAAAAAGGATCAGGCGCGGCACGATTAGGTAAGGTGCCTTTGGATATGTTAAAGAGTATGCTGTCAAGCGACTATAATTTATCATTCAAAAACAACAACTCTCTTCATCCAAAAACACGATTAGAATTTGAACAGAAAGAAAAACACTATTCAAATATGTGGACTAATGTAAAAAAGGGCGGCGCAGTTACAAATATTCACAGTGCAGAAGACTTTAGAGAGAATATGAAAACAGTATTCACACTAGAACCAGATGTAGCAAACTCTAAACTGATGCAACTGGATTTTTTAAACTTAATATTTTCATTAAACGAAAAGAAAAGAGATAAGCTTCTGACAGATATGGTATTTCTTGCAATGAAAAAAGGAGAAATGTTTGGGCCTTTTGCAAAACTCTTTTAAGAAGGACTAAATAGTATCATGGTTACATCAACATCACCACTCGCAAGACAACCAGACCAGCTGGACTACGCTAGTCCATCTCAGTTTCGTTTTGGTATTAAACAACTGCCGGACGTTGAATTTTTTACTATTGATGCTAATTTGCCTGGCATCACAGCAACATCCGTAGATTTTAATACACCATTCAAGGATATTCCATTACAGGGTGATAAACTAACATACGCTGATCTCACTATCACGTTTATTGTTGATGAATTTCTTACAAACTACCAAGCG